GGAACGTTATGGTTGTGCCCTCGGCATGTGTTTTCAGTTCAGGGTGATCATGATGTTTACGATGTCCAAGCTTGGCGTCATGGAGGCAAGCAGCGGCCCATTACGCAACTTCACAAAGATTCCATTAGCCCCGTGGGAGTCAAAGATTTGTTGTTGCTTAATTTGCCTGATCTGGGGTTGATTAAAGACGTCTCCCATCTGTTGCCACGTTCGGAGCCAAGAGGCACACGATACTGTCGGTTGCTGTTAAAGAAGGGAGAGACGCTTCAAGATCACAACCTAAGGGTTGAGGCTGTCAACGTGTTAATTGACAAACCCCCAGAGTACAATTGGCCAGGCGCGACTGTTAAGTCCCGGCGGCAAACTTACGACATTAAAGCCGGCACCACTGAGCGTGGTAGCTGTGGAAGTCCTGTTGTGAGTTTTGCTGGGAAAGAGAAGATGTTGGTCGGAGTGCACGTCATGAAACTAGTTGCCGGGAAAGCGTACGACAAGTGTGGTTTGGAGACGATTACGGAGAGCGAATTCGCGCGTGCTCAAAAATATTTTGAGCGGAAGCATGAAATTGTAGCTCCAAAGATGCATCTCGAGATGCGCACCGTTGAAGGCTTACCTCAAGTTGAGAGGGGTGCTGTGCATGCCAGGCACAGTTTGAACTTCGTTGAAAACCCAGATGAGACAGATATCTTGGGTTTTTGGCATGCAAGATCAACACCTGTGTCTAAAGTAAAACCATCGTTGATTGCACAAGACGTTGAGAGCGCCTTTGGCTTGCGGCAGAATATGTTTGGCCCTCCTCCTTTTCGCCATTTCGAGGACGGCACGCCCAATTGGCCTTATACAGTGGGGTTGGAGCAAATAACACACCGTGGTGCTCATTACGTCATGGAAGCCGTGCCAGCGATACGAGAAATGCTGTTGGGCACGTTTGGAGCCGACCTTCGGGATGTGCGACCTTTAACGCAATATGAGATACGGAATGGTTTGACCGATAAAAGCGTAAACCCTCTGAACATGAAGTCTTCGGCAGGACATCCGTACAACATGGAGAAGCGGAAAATGAGCCCGAGTAAAAGTCCCCCCTATGAGCTGCATTCAAGCGCTTGGCAGGCCCTAGAAAGATTCGAGAAATCGATTGACGATGGGGACGTTGAGATTCAGGTGTTTAAAGCTACTTTGAAGGATGAGCCCGTGCTGACTGGGCAAAAGAAGAAAGCCAGACTGTTTCAGGCGAGTTCGCTGGCATTGACTTTGTGGATACG